GAGTCCAATCGGTCACTCCTCAGCCGTATGGACGCAACATGGTAATACTGCCCTGCGGTGGCAAGATTGACTGGAGCAAGAGTGGTTCCCACATGGAACAGGGGAGATATGGGTTCAAAGCCGCCCTCTGATATCACGGACGAGCATATGGTCTTCAGAGTGCTGCCGCTGCCAGCGGTGTTGCCGTTGAATATCTCTGCCCGTATGGGAAGACACGCTGTGGTCATGTACGGGGTGCTGTACAGGTTGTCATTGTGGAATGTGTGTGCAATCACTGGCTTGCCGTCATGGAAGAATCCGCAACGAACATCACCCACACCAAGCCACTCCACATCCATCCAGAAAATGTTGCCCTTCGTTGGGTCAAGGGTTATTCCTGAAGCCCCGCTGCCGTCTAGTTTGTCCCCGTTCCACTCACCCTGATACACTCGCCGCTCTGCGGAGGAACCAGTGACGCTTGAGCGCAGCACAAATGCAAGACTGATTCCAAGCAACCCTGCCTGCTCAAAATATATTCCGTTGTCTTGGTTGTAGAATCCCACCCGTTGTGTGAGATTGGCTTTCCCGACATTCATAACAAAGGTGTTCAGCACCAACAGGGACTTGCCTGGCTGATACGCAAAAATCCTTTTGGTCTGACGAGTCACAGCCGCTCCCGCTGTGGTGCCGATCACCATGTCTACGGAACTCTGATTTGACAGATAGGATGTGGTTCCTCCGTTCACCACAGCAGTATCAAACTTTCCGTTGTCCTTGTATCGGTGCTGCGAATCAAACAGGGTGAACGGTGTGGCTACCTTCAGGCGATTGAATGCGTCCACCGCACCGTCTTCAAATCCTACCTTGTTGTTGAACAGGTAACTCATATGATTCTCCATCCGCTTCTGTAAATGAAATGCAGCGCAGCACTATTTATGTTGATTACCGCAGACGATTTGTTGTCTATGAGTTCACCATCAGATCCCACGATTGTGATGGCACGATTGATGCCGTCACCCGCGTGACCCGATTCGTCTTTCACGACTACTTCTCTTCCTGCGGCAGGAGACTCGGGTAGGGTGACCGTGACTGCACCCGCGTAACTGATTCCGATGTAGTAGTCCAAATCACTGGCAGAATACGATGCACCCGTAATCCCAACCACCGTGTTTACGGTGGCGGAAACAATGCTAGACACGCTCGGCTGCACCCACTGCTCTGTGTTCCCGTCATTGATGTAGATGTATTCTTGTCCGTTGTCGGAGTCCATCCATCGGGAACCAACAGTGACTCCTGTCACGGGAGGAGTTTGTTGATAGAAGAAATTTGTGTTTCCGCCCCCACCGCCGCCAGTAATGGTGACGGTGATCTTGCCGCCCACCTTCGTGACAGACGCGACCCCTGCTCCAGTAAAATCAATTGAGCGAACATCTGGCGTGATTTTTGAGCCGTTGTAGTATACGGCAACCTTGCCGCCACCGCCTGTGGACGCAAGCCAACCCATGTCTGTTGCGGAAACGGTTTTGCCGCTGAGTATTTTCTTCAGGATCTTGTCCAACCGCTCTTCATCAATGGCGATGGACTTCTCCTGCGGATCGTATACGAGCGGGAACTTGGCGGTTACAACTCCAGACTCGCCAGTGTCTCCCTTATCGCCTTTCGCACCCTTTGCGCCTTTTGCGCCAGTCTTGCCACGCTTGCCTTCAGCACCGCGTTCGCCCTTTTCGCCCCGTTCACCACGCGGACCAACAGCCCCATCACGACCGTTAGCACCCGCAGCACCAGTAGCACCGCGCTCACCACGCAGTCCCTGCGGACCTTGCGGACCGACTGCTCCTGCCTCGCCCTTCTCTCCGCGTTCGCCGCGCTGTCCCCGTTCTCCCGCTTCGCCGCGTTCTCCTTGCGGACCTTGTAGACCGCGTTCACCCGCTTCGCCACGCTCACCTTGCGGACCAGGTTCGCCACGCTCTCCCTGTGGTCCACGCTCACCCGTATCACCCTTCTCACCCTGTTCTCCCTTTTCACCGCGTTCACCCCTTTCACCCTGCGGTCCTTGCGGACCCACATCACCCTTGTCGCCCTGAACGCCTGTGTAGCCACGCGGTCCCCGTTCTCCACGCGCTCCATCAGCCGTGCGGACAGCCGCAATCTCCTTTAGAACGCCAGCAAGACCTTCACGGAAAGTCTTGAACTGCTCCTCCGTGACAAGGCGGGGTGGAGCGTCTTCTGCTCCCACCTCTTCAAGTATCTCCCCTTGTGGTTCCGCCACCAACTCAAAAATGGAGTCGATCTGCGCGTCCCCCGCATCAATCCGCAGGGGCTTGCCACGGGGATCTATAAAGTAGTTTTCACCCACCCCACCAAGAATCAGGGTGTTTGGATCATGGCAGTCCTCGCTCTCCACCAGCATGAACTGATCGCCCACAGAGTACGCGGAACCACGGATTTCGCGCACTAAACGAAATACGGAACCCGACACAAACTGACCACTTGAAATGGCAGCAGTTCGGCGTGGCTCTGTGGGCTTGGTGGAATCCGTAAAGTAGGTCATCCCTGTATTTAGCCTTCAGGGACGGGTGCTTTCTGCGTTAAAGCCGCCCAAGAATGGGGGAAAATGGGTGCAATGATCTCACCGAATGCCGCTGCATACTGCTGGCATTCCCATTGGGCATGGGGATCGCTGCGCTGTGTGTACACACGCGCAAACGCTGCCAGAGAACCCGTCCACCACCATTCGGTGTAGGTTCCCTGTGGCAGGACAGCCCGTGCCTGTTCAGGAGCCACACCCAACTTCAGGAGTTGTTCGTATGAGAACAGTGCTTCCTTTACGCACATTTCGTAGTGGCGGCTGACGGTGTTGTAGGCATCGTCTATGGGCATGAAGTCTTCAGACCCCTGCTTTGCACCGTTCGTGGGCTTGCCGCGCCAATGTGGAAAATACACGGTCGGCGGATCACTCACATAGCGGCGGCTCACCTCGTTCTCGGTGAATCCAACCTTGTGCTTGAAGAGTTGGGTGCGAATGAAGATGGGAGCCTTGATCCGCAGGGTGATCTGTGGATGCGCGAACGGAGTCCAGTGCTTGTGCTTTGCAAGATACCCGATGAGTTTCTTGTCCTTCTCGGAAAGTGTACGAGGATGGTAGCCTCGCCAATCAGGTTCGGATTCCCAATCGCTCTCCTTGTTGAATGAAACACGCGCAGAGTTCACCACGGTCAGGTCATTGCCCATGTGGTCAACATACTGCACGAATCCGTTGTCTAACACCTTTATGTTCTCGTTCTTCATCGCACTCTCCATTGTGAAAACCTCGCCAGTGCAGTCAGACCGCTGCACGAACACTCGTCAATGATGGCTTGAACCTCTTCGGGAGATCGTCCCGCAAGCACCATGTCGTTGATATCCTTTTCTCCAATGCTGCTGTTCCACACGCAGACGGTGTATCCGCTGCGGATCGCGTCTTCCACCTTGCGTACAATTTCGGGATTGCGTGGTTCGTTGTCGTATACAACAACGCAATCGCGGAAAAGTTTAGTGGCGTGAGCGAGTTCGCTCCCAGCAAGAGCAATAGAGTTACGCAGAAATACAGAGTCAATCGGACCTTCAACGGCGTACACCTTCTTTGAATAATCCAACCGATCTTCGCCGTAGACCGCTCGTCCGTCCTTGGTGAACTTTACGGTAATGTATCGGATTGAATTTTTGGAACCGCTCAAGCAGCGTCCCTGCGCCGCGAGGAGTTCCCCTGCTTTGTTCACGAATGGTATGACGATACGCTCGTCATTCGGAACGGTAGTGTATGTAGGGTCTATGGAGCGCACCCAATCACCAAACGCTTTTGAAAAATAGAAGCGGTCTGTATGGGGAACCTTGCGCGATTCCAAATATTGCCGTGCAGGGTGCGTTTCAGACAGCGTGGACACGGGAGGAAGCCGTATCTGTGCCTTTGGAAGGGCTACAGCAGCCTCCACAGGCTTCACATAGTTGCTCTTGCCGTTCTCACCGTTCCGCCACCGCTCAAGCGCGTATTCCTGTGCCAGAGCAGGAGCCACCGTTTCCAAAAATCGGTACACCGAATGTCCTGCACCGCAGTTGTGGCATTTAAAAAAATAGTCGTTCTTCTTGGGAAAGAAAAAACCACGCGCCTTGCTCTTGCTGCGCTGTGAGTCTCCGCAGAGAGGACAACGGCAGTTTGCAAGTGATTGGGTCTTCCACTTGAATCGCTCAAGTTGGGGAGACACCATGTTGATGTATTTCTTGTCAATGTAGGTGGACATTACGGCTTGGATTGCTCTCGCTTGAAGTCGGAATCGTACATCATCTTCGCAAGGGAGATCATATCATGCCGTGGTTCCCACTTCAAGACCCGCTTGGCTTTTTCAGGATTTCCGAGCAGATACGGAACCTCATTCGGACGGAACAAGCGCGGATCAATCTCAACATATTTGCGATAGTCGCCTAGTCCTGCGTAGTCAAACACGACTTCCAAAAATTCACGAACCGTGTGGGTGCGATTGGTGGCAATCACATAGTCATCGGGGCGTGGCTGCTGAAGCATGAGCCACATGGCTTCCACATAGTCTCCCGCAAATCCCCAATCGCGCTTCGCATCAAGATTGCCGAGGAACAGTTTGTGCTGCTTGCCCTGTGCAATCCGTGCAGCAGCCATCGTGATCTTGCGGGTCACGAATGTCTCGCCACGGCGCGGGCTTTCGTGGTTGAACAGAATGCCTGAACTTGCATGAAGTCCGTAGGCATTTCGGTAAACGCGAGTCATGTGGTGCGCGTGGAGTTTGGCTACCGCATACGGAGAAACAGGCATCATGCGGCTGCTCTCTGTGTATCCCCGCTCATCGTGATCGGTGGAGTCACCGAACATCTCTGAAGAGGAAGCCTGATAGAAGCGAACGCCAGGATTCACCGTGCGAATGGCTTCAAGAATCTTCAGCGTTCCCTCTGCAATGCCCTCGCTGGTGTATTCAGGCAGTTCAAACGACACGCTCACATGGGACTGTGCTGCAAGATTGTATACCTCATCAGGCTTGTAGTAGTGGATGAGTCGCGTGATAGCGGAAGCATCTGACAGATCATAGTAGCACATCTTGAACTGCGAGTTCGTGATTTCGCCGTTGTAGATGTGATCCACGCGCTCGGTGTTGATGAGCGAGGTTCGCCGCTTCAATCCGATCACATAGTAACCCTTTGAGATCAGGAAATCCGCAAGATACGAACCGTCCTGACCGTTCACGCCAGTAATGATTGCCTTCTTCTGTAGCATAGTCAAATATTCCAATCGCTAGTGTCACGCTTCTTGCCGAACTTCGCCGTGAAGTCCTTCGCGCCGTATCCTGATCCGTATCCGTCCCCTTCACCCTTTTGGATGTTCGCATCCATCAGGTCTTCCGAAACGCTGCTGTCAATATCGTAGAACTTCATCTTCGCGTAGTTCAGCCCCACGATGAACTTCTTGTTTGCAGCCTTGCCGTTGTAGCGGTTCTTCAACTGCTTCACCATGATCTGTCCTGCCTTCTCCAACTCATCGGTGGTGATGAGCGCAATCATCAGGTCTGCGGTATGGGGCAAGCCGAACGATTCTGAAGTGTCCGTGAGATCAACATCGGTGGACGAGAACCCTGCGCGGTTCACCTGTGTGGCACTCACGATGGGAACATCCCGCTCCATTGCCAGACCACGCAACTCCTCGGCAATAGCCTTGATGTAGCCATACGAGTTGATGTTGTTGCCGTGCTTGAATCGTGCAGACGAGCAGATGTTGATGTAGTCCACGAAAATGATGTCGGGAACGAACTGCTTCTTCAGGCGCAACTCGTCCAACAGGATGCGGAAGTGATTCACATTCGCAAAGGAGGTGGGGTATTCCTTCACGATGAGTTTGCCGCTCACGCCGCGAGTCGCACCCTTCAGCCGCTTCTCGTACATCTCAAGGGGCAAGTCCTGAAGTTCATCCATCGTGATGTCCATGATGTTTGCGTCAATGCGTTCCGCGATGCGCTCTTCAGCCATTTCAAGCGTGATGTACAGCACATTTCGGTTCTGCATGAGACACGCAGCCGCATGATGGCACATGAACAGCGACTTGCCCACGCCTGTTCCTGCCATGATGATGTTCAGGGTCTTTGGAGAGATGCCGCCCTTGGTGATGGCATTGAACATCTCCAAGTCAAACGGAATCTTTCGCTCCACCCTGTGGTAGAACTCATGGCGAGATTCGTAGTCCTCAAGGAAATCGTGTCCCACATTCGTGTCAAACGAAACCGCGAGAGCCTTCGAAAGAATCTCGGGGAGAGCATGGGGAGTCCTCGCCTTGTCCTTGCCGTCTATGATCTGAATAGATTCAAGAATGGCATTGTAGATGGCTTTGTCCTTGCAGAACTTTTCCGTGGTATCGCTCAACCACTGCGTGTCCTGCTTGGGCGACTTCCCCATGTCTCCTACGAGGCTCTTGCACTTGGAGAACTCGTCCTCCGTCAATCCCTTGTTGTCTTCAAGTGCAATAAGCAGGGCATCTTTTGTGGGAATGCCCTTGTACTGATTCACGAAATCCTTGATGGATCGGAACACTGCCCGATCCACGCGGTCAAGGAAATACTCCTCCTGCAAGAACGGAATGGTCTTCTTGCAGAATTCGCTGTCGTTAAGCAGCCCCGCCAGTATTGTCTTCTCGGTTTGGCTCATTTAGTCCAAGTTCCTCATCAAGTCTAGCCAGACGATCCATTGCTTCCTGACGCTCTTTGTACTCGGGGGTTTCCCGTAACTTCTCAAAATACTCCAATGCGTCATCTGTGGCAGGGGTATTGTACACCGCATCAGAGCGTTCTTCAATCTCTTTCTGCAACTTCTTGCCGTCTTCTGATGCCTTCCACGCTTCTATGGCGGGATGGTTGCAGGAACAGACAAGAGCCTCATGGGAGTTTGGTCCTACGAGCATACTGTCCCACTCAAGGCACCAATGCCACCCTGCTGCAAACTCTTCAGGAGTCAACTTCTCTTCCCAATTATCCATCAGGAAGTTGTATCGCTCCTTACTCATCTCCATCGGCGGACTCCTCTGGTGGCTTCTCGTCTGATCCGTAGCAGAACTCCCGCTTTGCTGCGGCATCAATGGCTGCAAGAATCTCGTCTGTGTAGTACTTCTCGGGATTCTTGTTGATCTGCGACTCAAAAGCCGTCTTGCCGTTGGGCAGTTCAATCTTCGTGGACACCTTCTTGAAGATACCGTACTTGATGGCGACATCAAGCAGACCGTAGTACTTGTTCAGCCCTGTCTCAAAGTTCAACTGCACATCCACCATCTTGTCCTGCTTTGTCAGGCGGCTCTTGTACGCCTTGCAGTGGATGATGTTGCCCACCACCTCGTTGTCCACCTTGTCCTTCTTCTTGGACAGGTAGATGATGGTGGACGCAGCGTACTTCAGACCGCTGCCGCCGCCCATCTCCTTCGTGGGAACATACGCACCCACCACATCGTAGGTGTGGTTCGTCATCAGCAGGGGAATCCGTGCGTGACCCAACTTGATGGTCAGGACGCGGAACGCCGCCTTCGTGACCTGTGCGCGAGTCATATCGCGGGTGTTCTTGCCCTCTGCGGTGTCGTTCATCTCCTTCTCGGTGGACAACATTCCAAGCGAGTCAAGCACGATCATCATGCGAGGGCGGGAGTCCTTGTCTGCTTCAAGGTACTTGTCCACGGACAGGACACACTGGTGGCGGAACTCTTCAACGGTAGCCACAGGCAGCACTGCCACGCGGTCAGTGTCAATGCCACGCGACTTCAGCAGATCCGAAGTGATGGCTTGCTCCGTGTCAAAGTACATGACCATCGCGTTGGGATCGGAGTTCAGGAACTCGCGCACCACATTGAGGGCAAAGTAGGTCTTGCCCGTGGCTTGCTCACCCGCAAGAGCCACGATCTTGTTGTCGGGGATGCCACCGTGGATGGAACCGCTCAACAGCGCGTTGAACGCATACGATCCCGTGGAAATGAATCCCTTTACATCGCTGCCTTCCAAGCCGTCAGAGGCTACGGTGGCGTACTTGTTTCCTGCTGCCTTCAGAATGTCCTTCAGTTTCATAGTCTCTCCAATGCTTTGGTCTGCGTGTCAATGAGAACCATTTCGTTCTCGTTAGCCCGTATTGTATCCAAGGGCGTGAGTTTGTCAACGATCATCTGCTGCGTTTCACGGCGCAGCAGGTCTTTTCGCGCTGCGAGAAGACCTTTCAAGTATTGAACATCTAATTGCATTATTGGGTTACGAGTTTGAGTCCTGCTGCGGTGGGGGCAACACTCGGAACCACGATGCCGTTGAATGCACCATTAAACTCGTTTGCAAGATCGGTTGCAGGCTCGGCAGTGAACATCACATAGGAAGCAGGAACCGTCATCTTCTGCTCCTTCACCGATGCCATCCACGGCACGACAGCAATATTTGCACCGCCGCCCTTCGTGGGCATGGGAACAACCATGCACGGATTCTTGAGAGTATACGACACAACCTTGTCGCCCTCAAAATTCTCGGTCACGGAAGCAATGAGTTCTTCGCCAGTCTGAACCTTCACGATTTTTGTAGCCATTACGAATCCTTTTGTTAGGGGTTAGATACTGTATGTAGGGAGGAGGTCAAGCAAACAACGACTCAAGAGTATTTCTTTCCTCGGGACTCCACCCCACCGCATCGGTGATGGCGCGTAGAGGCTCAAGGAAAGTCTTTTTGAATTGAGTATCGTAGTCAATGTATTTCTGAAGATCAAACTCCTTCGGCATGGTGACGGGGAAACCGATCACGCCTTCGTGAATAGGGTTGGGAGTCTTCAGATAGATGAATTTCATTTTCTCGCCCTCACCGATGGTGCGGTACTTCTTGCTCAAGCCCATCTTTTTTACAAGCGTGTTGTGGAGCAGAGCGGACTTCACCGCGATGGGCGTACCCTTCTTGTAGATGGTAAGCGGTGACGAGTACTCGTCCATGCCGTTCACGGATCGGGGAGAAGCCACTTCCTCCACAGGCAAGGACTTGAACTCTCGTTCAGTCTTGCGGACAAACTCCTGAAGCGTGGCTTCGTCCTGCATCAGCACCATCTCAATGGCGGTCTTCAGAGACTTGCGGACATAGGCAGGAGTGGATGAACGCGCTGTTTCCATGCCCATGATCTTGA